CGAGCGGGAGACGGCACGATGCCGGCCACGCCACGGGGTTCGATGGGGTCGTACAGGGGTTCCGGCGTATCGGCCGCTTCCTCCATCCACCAAGGGATGGGCTTGCCGGCCTTCGCCGCTTGCTCTCGCCAAGATCGGCTGGCGGAGAGGTAGTCCATTCGGATCATCACGCCGCGATGACCGCGCCGTCGGGCGAGATCGGGTAGTAGAAGCAGTAGAACGTGATCGAGCCGGTCGTCAGGCTGTTGGTCGCGATAGTCGCGATGATCGGCGTCGGCCCCTGGAGCACGCCGGTCAGGGCGCCCGAGGTCAGAACCTCACCGAGAAGCGTGGGCGACGAGTCGCCGGCCCAGACGGTATTGGCCGCCGGGAAGTTGGTGCCGTTGATCGTCGACTGCGCGAGATAGCACGCCGTGTTGCCGGAGATGCCGACGGCAAGCGTGCCGGTATTCGAGGTCGACGCGAGCGCCGCGCCCGATACGGCGAACACCTGTGCCAGCACCGTGCCGACGACGGTGAACAGGCTGTAGGGCGATGCGCCCGTGGTCAGGACCGAGACGGCCGGGATCGCCTTGGAGACGATCAACGGCATGGCCGTCAGGCGGGTGGCGGGGATCGGGGTGGGAACGGCAGGGCCGTTCCTGAGCAGTGCGCTTTCCTGTTCAGCGAGTGTGGGCATGGCAGTTTCCTTTCAGCGTTGGTCGGCGTCACCCCGCCGAAGGGTGCGAGGTGCACCGCCTCAAGGGCGGATGGTTGGTGTCAGGGGTGGGGCGGGCTAGGTCCAACCGTGCTCACGGCAAAGCCGAAGGTATTCGGCGACGGTCATGTATCCGGCATCCGCGAGCGCGCGGGCAGTGTCGCGGTCCAGCATCATATCGTCACCGCCACATCGCGGTACTTCGCGAATACACCTTTCACCCCCATGTGGAGATAGGCGTTCCTTGAGGTGACATCAGCAACGGTGCAGGAATAGGGGGTGCCATCGAGGCGAGCGAAGGTAAGTTGCGTCGGTGTTACTGTAATCCGCATCGTTGCCTCGTCTCCGTCCGATAGGGGGACAGCCCCAGCGGTGTTCACAGCTATCTCGACGGCTCCCCCACCCCCCGAGCCGGATGTCTCGTATATTTGAAGCGCACCGGTTTTTCTAATCGCGAACATATACCCGACGCCTTGTGCGGCGTTGGTGTCGGTCGTGATCGGCGTATCCAGGTTGGTGATACTAACCCATGAAAAACGATCAGCGGCAAATGCGCTCTCAAACTTAACCTTGTAGTCGATCACCACTGACGGGCATGTCTCCGCACCGCCTAGCGGGCTTGCCCATCCCATGAGCGAGCCTCCCCATGTATTGCCAGCGTCGAGGTCCATGCCCCAATAGTCGCTTGAGTAAAATTCCCCCCTGCCGCCGTTCCCGCCAGAAGATGACGAAGCTTGATGCCCATGGTACCAAGTCTGCAAATCGAACGGGTCCGCAGTGAGCCGGGCGATCCCCCTGACGTAGATTTCATCGTCGGTGAACACGCCGTCACAATGGGACGCGACAGCAGCAATACTGGTCCGGTCGTTCAGCGCGTAGACGGAGACCTTGAGGCCGGCGGCGCGGAGCGCATCCATCTGCGCCGTGCTGGTGGCCGACGCTACCCCGATCCATCGGTAGCCGGTGGCGGCAAGGGCCGCAGGCGTTGGGCTCCCCGCGTATGTCCCATAGAGCATCATCGTCGGATAGCCGGCCGTGATCGCCGCGCTCAGTTCCGACTCGGTAAATGACTGTACGATCGCCATATCCTTGGCGATCCCATACCGCTGCAACAGGGATACGATCGCGTGGCCGCTGCCGATATTCTTCGCCTCGGGGCCGATCAGCACCTTGTTCCCAAACTCGGCCAGCACCTCCGCGAGAAACGGCGGGCGGGTGTCCGCCTGGACGGTCGTTCCCAAGAGGTCGGATGCGTCTACGACCAGCCCATCCCACTGCATTGACGAGAAGTCAGCGGTGTTGCCGCTGGAAGTCGTAGTCCGGTCCACAGTGGCGTCGTGCATTATCCCAAGGGAGCCGTCCCTTAGAAGGTATGTGTCGCACTCGATGAACTGCGCGCCCGCCGCTACCGAACGGCGATAAGCGTCCAGTGTGTTCTCCGGGTAGACCGAAGGCAGCCCCCGATGCGCAAAATAAATGAAGCCGGCGTCCTCTTGGGCATAGATGCCCGTTGGTGACGACACGTTAGCTAGGAGAACCATCCAGTCCGCCAGCGTCCTCGGCGTAGAAGAACCGGTGGGGAAGACAGCGCCTCCGGAGACATTCCATGGCGTGACCATGGCCCCGCCGAGAGCCAGCGTCTGGCTTTCGCGTTCAGCAGTCGTCGCCATGTCTGTCTCCTAAATCAACCGAACGGGGTCTGCCCGCCGAGGTCCGCCGGCGGCCTCATCGGCTGGCGCATGCCGGCTACGTCCCGCGCCGCACCCGCCACATCCCGGAACGCCGCGGCACGATCCCTCGTCGCGCTGGCGTCGACCGTCGCGGCCTCGGCGCCGATCTTGTCCGCCTCGGCGTTCACCTTGCGGGCCTTGCCTTCGGCCTCGACGACCTTGATCTGCATGACCTGCTCGTCGAACGGCTTCGGCTTCGCGGCCTCTTCCATCCGGTCGAGAATCTTCTTCTTCTCGCTGGCCGGCAGGTTGCTCGCCATGACCAGCACGTCCGGGGGAACCTGCGCCCCGCTCTGGGCAAGCGCCTGAAGCGTCTCGAAGGTGTCCTGCATGACGTTGAGCGTGTCCGGCCCCTCGTCGAGGATGATATCCACGTCCAGGGTGTCGATGCCGCCCGTGTCCATCGCCTGGCCGTCAGGGCCGACGCTGACCAGCTTCGGCTGGCCCGTCATCGGGTCGACCTGCATGACGTTGAGGCCCATGAACTTGGCCGCGCCCTCGTCGTCCGTCACCCTGATCCAGCGCTCGGCCGACCAGTTGTTGCGGATCGTGTTCCAGACAGCGCGGTAGACCCTGATTTTCCAGTCGCGGTTCGAGATGATGCCGGGGCCAAGCTCCGCGGTGCCGGCCTGCTGCAGGAGCGCAATCGCCCGGCCCGACTTGTTCTCGATGCCCTGCCCGATCAGTGCCGGGTTCGGGCCGAAGTTCTCGATCTCGGTCTTGACCTCGGCGATGGCCTCGTTGATCGAGTTGATGTCCGCCATCGTGCGGGCGTCATCGAATTCGAAGCGGAAGCCGCGATTGACAACAATCACGCCATCTGCGCGCACGGCCTCCTTGCGAGCCGTGTCCACATCCATCACCGCGCTTTCTTCCATGATGACGCGGCGGGTGTTGATCAGGTGCGCCCGCTTGCTGACGAGCATGTTCAACTCGTCAATCAGCGTCTTGAGCAGGCGGAGGTAACCGTAGCGGTCGCCGTCGTGGTCGACGTTCACCGAGCCAACGACGTAGCGGCTCGTGGTCTTGCCCTTCTCGTCATGGAACGGCGAGGCGATGGACTTCAGTTTCGTGTCGCCGCAGTACCAACAGCACACCCACTCGCCCTTGCGAATGTGCCAGTGCTCGACGAGGAAGATTCGCTTTTCGTTGCTGTCCGTCCACTTCAGCTCGCGGTCGCGCTGCTGCCAGCTCTCGGCGCCAGTCCCCGTTGAGACGAGGCTGTCGATCTCGTCCTCCTTGTCGGGGAACATCTCCTTGGCGACTTCGACGTGAACCCACTTCGCAACACCCATGAACCGGGCATCCGAGAAGTCGTAGCGGAACGAACGCGGGTCGTAGAAGAACGTGTCGTTGTCGAGTTCGTTGAGCCCGATGTCCGGGTCGCCCTGGTCCCCCTCGATAAGGTCGAGTTCCAGCCCGAAGATGCCGTTGATCGCGCCGTCGCGGGCTTCATTCGCAGCCAGCGCCGGCCAGTTGTTCGCGTCGAGGACGTAGCGCACGGCGCCCGTTGCCGTCTCCGCGCCTTCCTCGTGCTTGGGCGTGCGGGGATACGCCTTCGGGTCTTGCCTCATCCGCTCAAGGAGGCCCACGACGCCGTTGATCTTCCGAGAGGCCTTGTCGCGGATCGTCGCCGGCTGGCCGCGATCCTGGAGCGTCTTCAGTTGCGCCGAGGTAAGCTGGTCGCCGTGGTAGTAGTGGCGGTGAAGGCGCTGTTCCTCGATCTCGGCTGTCTTCGAGGACAGGAAATCCGTGTACTGCTTGCGGAGTTCGGCGACGGTGCTGCCTTCGTCCTTGTCGCCGGCAGACGTGGCACTGCCTCCGCTCGACACGCCACGGCCGGACGACCCGTAGCCTGACGGGGAGGTTGCGACGCCAACGGCCATCAAAGAACCATCATGTTCGACTGGTCGCGCGGGGCGCGGGGCTTGTAGTCCGTGAACTTCGGCTTCTCGCCGGCCTTCGGCCGCGTGCCGCTCACCATCTTGTCGAGCAACTGTCCGACAAGGCCCAAGGCGTCCACCTGGTCGTCATGCTTGCCAGCCGGGAAGTGGAGCAGTTCCGATCGGAGTTCCGCCAGCCACGGCGCGTTGCGGGGCACATAGAGCCCGTCGAGCGCCATGCGACCACGGATGCTCTGAGCCCGGATCGCCTTGTCGCCCCGCGTCGGGAATGCCTCGCGGTGGACGAAGGCCTGACGAGCCCGGGAGCGAACGTCGATCAGCGGGCCGACGCCGGACGCGATCTGGCCTTTTTCCTCGGCCCAGCCGATGGGCTTCCATTCCTTGACGAGATCGCAGAAGGCCTCGACCCAGACATCCGAAGCCGCTTGGCGTCGCCAGATATCCAGTAGATACATTCGCCCGTCGGCGTCGAGCCCCACCACGGCGTGGACGGTGTAGTCTCCCCCGTCAGCGGTAACGGCGTAGTCCGATCCGCCATAGACCTGCATCTCCGATCGCGGGGGAAGCGCGTCGTATGTCCTGAACCAGTCGGCCTTGAAATAATCGCCCTCTTCCGGCGCCGGGCGCTGCTGGTAGAGCGCGCTCCAGAACCGTGGCAGCGAATTGCGCTGGATGCGCTCAAGCGCCTCGATCGGATAGGCCTCGGGCCACAGCGCCTTGCCCTCGGCGTCGATCGCCGGGAGATCGACCACTTCCCACTTGTCGCCGCCTGCCGCTTGCTGCGCCAGGAGCCGGCCCGACAGGTCATCCTCGTGCATTCGATGGTTGATGACGACAATCGCGCCGCCGGGCTGGAGCCGGTTATAGGCCGTGCCGGTGTACCACTCCCAAACGTTTTTGCGGGTTAGCTCGCTCTGCGCTTCCGCCATGTTGGCGAACGGGTCATCGATGAGCAGCACGTCAGCGCCACGGCCCATGAACTGCCCGCCGACGCCGAGCGAGTAGTAGATGCCGCCGCGGTTCGTGTGCCACTTGTTGCGGGCTTGGCTATCTTCGGCCAGCCGCGTGTCGAAGAGCGCCGCGTACTCAGGGCTCTGGATCAGGTTGCGAACGTCGCGGCCGAAGTCGCTGGCGAGGTCCGCCGATGCCGAGACCGAAGCAATCTGCTTTTCGGGATGCCTGCCGAGGTAGAAGGCCGGGAACCGACGCGAGGCCAGTTCCGACTTGCCATGCCTCGGCGGCATGAGAAGCATCAGCCGGTCGCACTCGCCGCGATCCACCCTTTCAAGATGCTCTGCAACGATGCGGTGATGCGAGGAAGTGGCGTACCGGCCGAACGTGTACTCAGTGAACCTTATCAGGCTTTCCGCCGCGTCCGTCCTTCGCAGCAGTTCCGTTGCTGCCTGCGCGGGCGTCATTGAGGAACGCGACCAGTTCCGAGCGGGACCAGTCTGTTGCATCGCGCTTGTCATCGATGGTCACGGTAGACTCTTGCGCGGGCTTGCCGTCGAGACGGTCGGCGATCTGGGCAATCGCCTGCATGTTGCCGTCCGTGGCGTCCTCGATGAGGCGGCGCGCTATGCGGCGAAGGGCCTTGTGGTCAGGGCCGGCAGCGGCGATCTCAAGCCTCAGTGCTTCGCGAAAGGGCTTGTCTTTCCACTCGCCACCGGGATTGCCGGATTGCCCCTTTCGGAACGCCATTGGTCTGAGTGCCTACGTCTTTGATCTGTTGCGCCTTTTCCTCAAGATAGCTTGCGAGCTTCCTGAGTAGTTCAGCATCATCCCTTACGAGGCCGAGAGCCACGTTGCACGGGTCGCAAAGCCAGCCCCGGAAACCACCGGATGCGTGATCGTGGTCAAGGCTGATCTTCCCGCCGCGTCCACATACGTCACAGGTATCTGGCTTAGGCGGCAGTGCGGATAGTTCGACGCCGTAGCGATAACGGTACTTAGCTTCCTGCTCACGGCCAGGATGTTTGGCTTTCCAGCGAGCATTGTATTCGCGCCCTTTGCCCGCGCTCGGCGGTCTGCACTCAAGGCAGCGGCCCGTCGACACCATGCGCTCAGCGATGTGGCCACGGATGCAGGGCAAGCCGGTGTAATACCGCAGCTCACCCTTGAGCCTCGCCGCCTTCCTCGCCTTGGCCAGTTGATCGGGCATGAGCCTCGGAATCAAAACGCCCGCAGCATGGGCCACGGGCGCGAAGCGGGAGTCTTGTAGTGCTGACGGTTATCGGGCATCCGTCAGGGGGTGTCAAGGGGGTGTGTTAGTCCCGCGGCGGCGGCACGGGCAGCGGCTCGATCCGCATCCAATGCGTCGGCACGCCCCCGGCGGTGTAGTTACGCGTCCACCATGTGTCCGACCACCCAACCCCGGGCCAACCCGACAGCCCAATGAGCAATATCATCTCTCTCCCGTCCCTCGGCGCTGTCTCGATAGGCTGCCACTCGCTCATCCCGTCCTCCTCTGTCCCGCCAGAAACCGCCGATGCACGGCGTTGAGCGCAATCCTCAGATCCCCGACCATGTGTTGCAGATGGTGGCCGCGAACGAGAAACACGTCGAGGGCCGACATGAGCGGGGCGCGGTTTTCTGTGGATGCGGTCTGGATGCAATCGCAGACGGCGGACCAGCTCTCCCGGGCCATGCGGCAGAACTCGGCGTGACGGTCAGGGTCGAACTCCCCTCCCCCCTCGGTGCGTCCTGTCTCCTGGTTGGGGGATTCGATGGCGCGAAGGTATGCGGCGCGCTTGCCGATGAACCACTCGGCAGCGTCGAACTGCTCGCGGGTGAGGTCGCCCCGGAGGCACATGATGCCGTGGACGGTGCCGGCGTTCGGACGGCCGGCGTGGTTGAGGCTCACGGTGGCTTC